GAGTATTGCTTTGATTTTATCTTTCATTCCATCGACTGAATAGTTTAGTTTTTCAGCTAACTTTTCTTGAGTTATTGGGGTTCGGCTAAAGTAATACAGGTATATTATTTCAGCTTCGTCTGTATCTAAACACTCTATAAGTGCATCTAACTCATTTCGTTCTTCTATCTTACCTAAATATTTCAGCTTCTTATATTCTTTTAATCTTGTTTTTAATTCTTCATTACTCATTAAAGGTTAGCCCCCATATTGCAATAATACTTATTTTATCATAGCTTCAAGAAGTTGTCAAGTATAAAATACTAAACTTACCATTATTACAGCACCACGATTGTTGTTCTCAAACCCTTATAATCATCATGCACAAGGCTAACACCTTTTATTGCTTCGTTAAAAGCTATAACACATTCTTCTACACTATTTCTGTGTTCACATATACCTCTTAATATTATCCCTTCTTTAACTTCGGCTTCTGTATGCACATACCATTGTTTTGATACATGAGAAAATTTGATAGTTGTATTTATTCTAGCATTGTTTAAATATTTTATGTACTTATATATATCTTCCATTATTTCACACAATCCTGTTTTAAATAATCTTTGCAGTAGTAAACATAACCCTTACACTCTTTACACCTATCTACACATATTCTCTTACAGCTTTTACATAGACAGTTTTTCATGCAGTATTTTTGATTATTCTTATCATATTTAGTTGTCATTATCATCACCGCTTAATTTATTTAACTTTACATCAACTTTATATTTATATTCATTTATTCCATCAACCGTTGTGATAACCTTATCTGTTCGTGTTTCAAATATATCTTCAATTATGAACGGTGGTGCGACATCTGATAGTATTGTTTTGAATATAGATAAAACTGTGTTTGTTTCAGCTTTATCTTTAACACTTTGCTTTGCCGATTTTGGTATTACCACTTCACTTGAATATTGCTCGTAACTCATTTTCATATTACCTCCTATCCTGCGTTTTTATTTCCTACTAAACCATGTTCTTTGTAATACTCAAATCTAAAACCGTTATAGTGCGTTTTTCTTATATTAATACCTTTTAACTTCTTTGTTAAATGTGTCCGTAAAACATATTTAGTCATTCCATTATCTTCTGCTGCTTCTTTTATTGATTTATATATTTTTACTTGACGGTCATTTTTATACTTTACTACCCTTTTATTATTCGTTTTTTTCCTTTTAGAATATTCTTCTTCGCTTATCCATTCTAAGTTTGAAACATCTGGATCACACAATATCCCATTTTTAAACCCTACATATTTATAACCCTTTGTGTTTGGAATAAATTTCTCTGCAACTAATCTAGCTATATCATATTGTATCACCTTTCCATTGAAACAAAAACTGAATATCAATCTTGTATTTGGTTTATTTCTACCCAATGTTATTTTACCTGACTTTATATTCTTTATTCTACCCATATCGGATATTAAATATTTATCCTTTATCGCTACTTTCCACGTTTCTATGTCTGTTGTTTCTATGTTGTTGTATTTTTCTAACTCCACTATTTCACCCCAAAATATTTTAATAGTTCTGGTTTAAATTTCTCTATTGCAGCTTCGGATAGTTCTTGTGACGAGAAATATATCGTATGCATTTCTCTATTAGAACTAACCCAACTTGTCATTAATTCTTTAGTTATATAACTTATAAAAATATAAAATTTAAATTGTTTTTCATCTTCCCAATCTATCACATCATTATTCTCATCTGCAAACCGTTGCAACTTCGCCATTAGGTTAGTTCTTTCTTTGTAGTCTTGTGCGTATTGTTCAGTGGTGAAGGCTAAGTTATTACTTATTCTGTTATGATTAGTAACTGTCATATTATTATAAACACTAGCATGACCAACCCCCCCTTCATTATTTGCAAACCAATACTCTTCACAATCCATATCTGCATACTTGCTTTCCTTTATGCCAAATTGCTTTTTAAAGTTTAATACCGTTTCGGCTGATAACTCTATTCTTTTACCATCTATTTCTATAAAGTTCATTTTAGTTCCTCCAAAATTATTTTAATTGCTTCATTTCTTTTATCACATTCACTTTGTGCCTGTTTCTTTGTTCTAAACATATTTTGTTCTGTTTCCATTTCATATTCTTCATACTTAAATATCTCATCTCTTGGATTTGTTTTTATTTCATAAACTAATGTTGTATTAAATTTATCTATTGTATAATCTATTTCGCTTACTACATAAACATATTTACATATACTCCACTCACCTAAACCATATGCGTTGTTTTCTCTTATTATTACATATATTTTATCATCTATATTATATTTTGTTTTAATCTCCATATTACCCCTCCAAAATTATTATAGTAACTCCATTTTCATTATCCATATCAAAGTAATGATTTATACTACCTTTGATTTGTTCCCAGCCGTCATTTTCCATTACCCCAGCTTTGACAAGTCCATCGAAAATGTATTTCTGCATAAACGTTATGTTATCCTTATCAGATCGCTTGTCTTTTCTGTGCCATATGAATATGAACTGTGCCGACTTAAAAGGCTTAATCTTCTGTTTTAACGCTTCTGCTGATACTATCTCGGTTGCTTCCTTTTTCATTTTAGCCGCAATGTACTTGTTTGACCGTTCAGCTTTGATGTATTTGTTGAGTGTTGGGAAGTCATGTGTTATTTGTAATACTTGCATCTATCTATTTATTACGGCTACAACAATACCTATAATTAAAACTAATACAACTAAAATTATACATATCCATATTGGAGAAAATACCCATAACCAACTCCAACTAATAACCTTAGTTAGCTTCAACACTATAAACACTATTTGCAACAATCCTACAAAACCTATTCCACCACTACTGTTACTACTTGTGTTACTTCTCATTTTGTTGTCATATTCATATACATCTCTCATTCCGCTCATTCCTCTACCCCCTTATTTATTACGGCTAAATCTTTAATAATATTCATTTGACCTTTTAATTCTACTTTCTCCTTTTTCTTTGGGATCTTAATACTATTATCCTCGTTAGTACAGTACCATTGTAAATCTTCATTTCTTTTTATTTGTTCATCAGGAAAATATTTTCCATCAAAGTAAGCTATCCCCATAGCTTCTTCTATGGGACATAATTTTTGTTTTATCTGTCCGTCAAACTCTACATAGTGATTACATTTTTCACAATGGTTTTCTAAAAACATCTGATACTCCGTTCCATTAGAAAAGGTTATTTTATTCATCATATTCCACTACTATAAATTGATAGTTCCAAACACTTTGATTTACTTTCTTGCAGGCATTCTCTGCTATTTTTTTAGATGAATATGTTTTAGGTAGTCCACCATTACCACTCACTACTGCAAATACATCTCCATCTTTCTGATATCTATGTCCCGTATAGTAACTTTTTCTGTTCTCATCATCTTGTAAAGCATATCTCATTCTTCTACCCCCTTATTTATTTCGGCTTGTTCTACCTCATATTCTATTTTTTTACAAGCCTTTTCATATTGTTCTATTGTTATTAAATCATGTATATAAAGTATTATCAATTCTTCTTGTGTCATTGGCTCTATATTATTCATTCCTCCATCTCCACCTTTCTCAAACAATCGCATATATCCCAGCTTTCACGTAGTTCATCTTCTTCAAATTTTAAACCGCAGCTGGTGTGCCATTTCTGTTCTTCTTCGTTGTACTTCCAGTAGCATTTATCCATATTACACCTCCAATCTTTTTGCTATTTCATATATTACATTTACAGTTACAGAATTTCCCGCCTGCTTATAAAGTTGACTATCTGAATTTACTTTTGCTGCTCGTTCAAAATATTCATCTGGAAAGCCTTGTAGCCTAAAACATTCTTTTGGTGTTAATCTTCTTATTTTGTAATTATTCAAATACATTGGAGTGTGTCCTCCACCTTTACCCATAGCACTTGTTAGAGTAGTACATATTTCTTTGCTTTTACCTGCATTTTTTTGCATACTTCCTATTACTACTCCTTGATTACAAGAAGTTTCTAGTGTCTGTGCTACTCCTTTTCCTACTCTACCTCGTCTTGTTTCACTATCTGGGAATTGTAGATTTATACTATCGCCTTCTCGTGCTACTGTATAACCTTTTTTAGTTGCTTCTTTTACTAAAACCGCATTATCTCCATCTGAACCTAAACCTTTATAATATCTAGCTGTTACTGTACCTGCTGTTTCTGTTCCAATATCACGAATTGTTGCATCTTTCATTGATGCGAAGTTTTTGTCATCTGATGATTTATCTAATTTACATAAATATATACTGTCCGACAACCCATTTCCACCTTTTTTCCCAGAAGTTAAACATGGTGAAATATTGTCTTTTCTAATTCTTAAACCTTCATCATATCTATAATCTGCAATTTCTGTATCTATACTTTTTTCAATAACCTTTCCGTTTGTTCGTCTGATAGGAAATACTTGTCCGCTACTTCCGTCTCTAAGATGTCCGATAATAAACACCCTTTCTCTGTTCTGCGGCACTCCAAAATTTTTGCTGTTAAGAACTTGGTACTCGACCCAATACCCCAATTCTCCCAACGTTCGCAAGATTGTTTCAAACGTGCTTCCGTCATCATGGGAGAGTAGTCCTCGTACGTTTTCAAGGAGTACAATTTTAGGCTTTCTGGACTTAACCAACCTTGCAATTTCAAAGAACAAAGTTCCTCTTGTATCTTCAAATCCTCCCCTTTTCCCAGCAATACTAAAACTTTGGCAAGGGAAACCTCCTGTGAAGATATCGACTTCTGGAAGTTCACTAGGCTCAACTGCTCTGATATCTGTTCCATAAAATTCACTCTCCTTTGGCTTGTGCATTGCTACATAGCTATTATGTGCGTATTTATCTATCTCAATGTGTCCTTTACATTCGTGTCCTGCCATTTCAAGACCTAATCTAAAACCACCTATACCTGCAAATAAATCTAAAAAAGTCATACCTACCTCCTATTTCAACATTTTCTGTTTCATCTCACCGATTTTATTTCTCAACTCTATTGGTATTTGTAATATTTCTAAACCTTTAGCTTTCTGCGTGTTGAACAATTTAATGAAGTTTGACATACTGACATCTGAATTTTCACTTAAACATAAATCTACCCATGTTAAACGCTTAACTATTTCTCTTGTCAATTCACTCATACTATCATACGCTTCATTCGGTCTGTACATTCCAAACTTTGCTATTGCTTTTTTAACTTCACCCCACGCTTCATCTGCTGTGATCTGTGATGCTGGATTTATTAGCTTTACTATCTCGGCTCTAACCTCGTTTATTGATGGTACAAACTTAGAATGTGCTATCAGGCTCTTAATTGCCATTTTAGCTGTAATAACATCTGTGTCTGATAACATCTCACACCACAATCCAACTAATGCGTTTCGGTCTATTGAGGTTAAATCTTTAAATGAATATGGATAGGCTACTTTTAATAAGGCTAGTATTGTTTGTGTTTCGGCTTTATTCATTTTTGCACCCATTCGCCACATCGCAAATCCCAATTCATTGATGCCATTTCGTTTAATTCTCCATAATCATCATAACCATCAATAATACAATTACTATAAATGTATTTATATTCAAAACCATTAGAATCATATTCTTTAAAACAATCCGTATTAAATATGTTCCCATTTATTTTTCTGTTATTTCCACAAGTAAAACAATTCCTTTTTTCAGGATTATATTTACAATCATGTCTATCTGGTGTCATAAATACTTTTCCACAAAACTCACATTTATATGCTTTTATTTCTTTCATTCTATCACACCTTCTTTGTTTTCTATTAAATCATTATAAAAACCGTTATTTGATGCTGGTGCTGTGTTTTGGTTTAAGTAACTTTCAAATTTTGTGCCAAATAGTGTTTCAGGTCTGATATACATTTTCATATCCTCTTTGTCTTTCCACTCGTTATTTTTAATGTCAATTACTTTTTTAAAATCATCAACTGTGAAGCCTTCATTTAATCGTGCGTTGATAAATGATTTAGTTTTAGCTGATGAAATTTTATAATTCTTGTTAGTTTGAGTGTTGAGATAGTCTATTATTTCTAATCTTTGTTCTTTATATATCTCTTTCTTTTTTTCTTCTTCTACTTCTACTTCTATTTCTACTTCTACTTCTATTTCTTCTTCTACTTCTATTTCTTCTTCTACTTCTATTTCTACACCGTACCGTTCTGATACACTATATATACTGTATCCATACTGTATAGAAATGTCAATAAAATCTTTTATAAAACCTTTTGTTTTTATTAATTTTATCTCATTTTGTATAAGTTTTGTAACTTTAGGATTTTTAGTTCCATTGTATTTCAACCAATTTGTTATAAATATCTCATTATTTTTAGCATTATACTTTATTTTATTTTCTTCAACAAAGAAATCTAATAATTTAGTTATAGTTTCTGTGTTGTATCCTGTTTCAAATGCCATCTTTCGCTTTGGTAATTCATATATACCACAGATGGTTGTATTTGGATTAGTTATAAGGTACATATAAAAATACTTTTGTTCTGGTGTTAGTTCACCTAAAAAACTATCATTCCAAAAACTTATGTGTATCTTTCTAAAAATCGCCATTTAATCACCTTGATCCTCGTTTTCTTTTAATAATATATATATTATTTCATTAGCTATGTCCATATTATACGAGTCCATTTGTTTCATGTATTTTATAATATTTCTAGTTTTAATACCTCTGACTTTAAATCTATATTTATTAAATAGTTTTTTTGTATATGGTTTATAAAAATCATGAGAAGCTTCATCTTTTAAATCACTTTGTGTTATAGTTCTTTCGTTATCTAAGTAATAAACAGTAGCCCCAACTTTTATTATAGTTGCTACAATAACATCAGGCAATATCCATATGTTCGGTTCTTGGTAATGTATTACCTTATCACCTATCTTCATACTACACCCCCACCTTTTTAATTTTATCTTTTATTGCTTCCATAATAAAATCCTTGATCGTCTGTCCGTTTTCCTTTGCTGCGGCTTTAATTTCTGCGTGTTCTGTTTCTACCATTACTAATGGATAACTTTTAACTTTCATTGTTACACCTCCGATTTTCATTAAATCCATACGGAAATTCACATATTAATTCTTCTCCCCAAATCTCTTTTAAACTGTCCTTCATAAATACAGGAATATTATTCTTTTTACAATCTTCAATTATGTTCTCTATCCATTCACGTTTTGGAACTACCTTATCTTTTCTGTTTCCTGTTTCTGCTCCGATAATTACCCAACCATAATTCTTGAATGTTTTACCTTTAAAACTTCCCATAATAGGCTCAATGCTAATAAATAAATTAACACTATGATGAACCATACAACTTTTATGATTTGATGGGTCTGTTGAAGTATCACCAAACCACCAGTTTCGTGGAATGTGTTTGTTTAATAGAGTTTCATATCTTTCTGGAAATTTTGTTAAAAATAAATAGTTATGTTGTGGTGCTAATTCACAAGATTTAAAAACTTCTACAATCCATTCATCTTTAACCCAATCACCAAATAAATCAGACATACTACAAACAAATATGTTTTTACTTTTATTTATTTTTATAGGTTCATCTAACCTATATCTATGTAGAGTTGGAGAAAAACCAAAAGGATAAGGTTGTTTCCTGTTGTTTAATTTAATAGGGTTATCTAATTCAAAACATAATTCACCTTTATCTGTTGTAAATCCATTAAAAAGTCCGTCAAAATTATCAACATCACTACTTTTACAGCCAAATCTACTTGCTATCTTTCTAGCATAACAATATCCACAATCATTTAAACAACCAGTTACTGGATTCCAAGTCATATCACACCATTCTATTTTTGTTTTGTTCATTTCATCACTCCCTTTTTTCTTTAGTATATATTAGTTAGTAATTAATGTCAAGAAAAAAATAACACCATAAGGTGCTATCTTTCAATTGCAAATTTTCTTATATAACTTAGTTATCAAAAAAGTAAATCTGTATCATCGTCAATAGGTGTAAAATCTTCCTGCGTTTCTGCAACGTGAGTAGAATTATCTAATTTTGGTGCTTGTTTCTTACTGTCTAAAAATTCAAATTCATCGACTACAAATTCAGTTATATACACTTTGTTTCCGTCTTTGTTCTCGTAGTTTCTAGTTTGACAATTACACTCTAACATTAATTTACTACCCTTTGATGTATATCTGTTTATTAATTCAGCTGTTTTTCGCCATGCTACGATTTGAAAAAAGTCTGTTGTTTTGCTGCCATCTTTGTTTTTGTATTTACGATCTACTGCAAAGCTAAAACTTGAATGTGCTGTATCACCTACTTTGTTATTTTTAATGTCTGATGCTATTCTACCAATGAAAAAAACTTTATTCATTACAACACCTACACTTACAACAACACTTACAACGTTTTTTTATTACAAAACAATCACACTTATCTTCTTTTCTTTTCCATAGCAGTTTTGGTTTAGGTCTCCCACCCATGAACATTTGCATTGTTGATGTTCCGTTGAGTTCTTCTAAAAAATCTTTTTTTGTTAATGGTAAAACAAATGGTTCGTATATTTTTATAATATCCATATCTGGGTGCATACTACCGCAATAAAAGTTGTGTATTAAATTTTCTTTATAGTCATCAATGTCATGTCTGCTACCATTTTGTAAATTGTGCAACATATCTGTTTTACCACTTCCAATATTTACATTTAATAAGACTTTCCAATACTCACCATTTCTAGTAACAACTACATATCCTGTCCTTAAATCATTCTTATTCATACGCTTTCCTCCATTTAATAGTTTTTATTATCGCTTTAAATAATGTTGTTCCGTACTCATAGTTTTTCTCGCCATTCTTTGTTGTCATTACTTCCCAATCTTCTGCATTATTGTCGAAGTTGGTTTTTCTGATGCTAAAATTAATTTTCATTATTCCTCCTTAAAATAGATATTGTAAAACATTCCACATATAACTGAATAATCCTAAACATATGAATAAGAATAACATTATTGCTAAAATGAATACTGAAATTTGTGCGTAGTTTTTCATTTTCTAAGCTCCTTTTATATATTTATCAACATTACGACCAATCTCTTCCCATTCTTCAATGTAGTCTTTTAGTTCGGTAAAATCCTGTAAAACTTCTTTAACATTATGTTCAGCTATGTAACTATATAAATGATTAAATCTACTAAAAAAACCTTCAACTACATAAATATATTCATCTTCGCCATCATAGTCTTTCTTTTGTTTCTTTTTCACCTTCTTAAAAAGTGTGTAGTTTAAATTATCCACTTCTAATTGCCATTTATCTGATAAAATTTTTCTTTCTTTCATTCTTTCACCTCGTCATATACTATACCGTACACGTGATATTTTTTCTTAAAACTTTCCCAGCCGATAGTATGTGCTTCTGTATGATATTCCCTTGAAAGACAAATCTTTTTACTTTTACTATCGTCAACCTTTTTTCTATTACCGCCCATTCCTATAACGTCAACGTGGTGTACTTCACCATCAAGATTAGTTATAGCACACTTCTTGTACTTAATACATAACCATAAATATTTTGAAGTGTTTTCTGTTCGTGATAATAAACTTTCATCTGTTGCTATGCCAAATTTAAAAGCAAATTCTATTAGATAGTCAATATAATCTTTTGCCGTTGTAACTGAACAATCTCTTAATGAAAAATGTTTTTCGCCTGTTTCAGCCATAAATTCATATTTAAGAAACTCTTTTAAAAACTCTGGCATATGTCCTGTGAATTTTGATATATCTCTTATTGTAGCATAAACCTTTTTTCTCTGCTCATTACTAATCGTTCTACCATCATCAATACGAATTTCAATAGGAATTACACCATTCACAGCAAACCGACTTAAACCGCTTATTTCAGGCACTTCAACTATAAGCATAGTTTTACCCTCTTTATTGTTTTTAGCGGTGATATGACCGTTTAAATACATTTAAATCACCTTCTGGTAGTTTTCCATTGATGGTATTGCTTTTGTGCGTAAACATTTAGCTAAATACTTTAATTTCGGTAAATATTCTTGTTCGATAAAATTACTATCATAATCAATATGGTGTATTGAAATTCTTTTAATGTCTATTGGATTGTAAAAGTTATAATAATCTTCTGGCTCTAAACCATATGCTATTATTTTAGCACCTTTTTTAGAAGCGTACATCTGAACTTGAACTTGTCGCCAATAACTTTTTTTAACTTTAAAAACTTTTTCGTTGTTATAAGTCTTGACTTCATTGATGTAATTTTCTTCTTCGCCATCTAAATTAACTCGAAGGCGTAACTTTCTGATCTTAATCTGCCTATCCCTATCAACAATTCCTAATTCATCTAATATCTTATGTTCATAATGCGTTCCTGTTATCATTTCTTTTGTTACGAAGTTATTTTTAGTTACACCACATTTCACCAACCACCATGAAGCGAATGACTTTGTAGTCCAATTTCCTACAATGTAACCTGTGTCACTCGCACCAAACCAATTTGCTCTATCATGGTTGTTTATCACAGTTTTTCAACTGCTTTCTCAAACGCACCTAACTTCTCATAATAAGATAATAATGTAGCAAATTGTTTTTGAGATACATTCAGCTCTTTACAAAGACTATCCATATCACTATATTTGTGCAATTTACTTGTAACTAATGTTTCAACTCTGTTCTTAATTTTGTAAATACTATGAAGCGATAAATCATCACCTTGTTTCTTATCTTCTGTTTCATCATTCTTTTCCCACAAACTTAACCCTAAACCTGTAAGAATAGCCACACCTTTAACAAAAGCACGTTGTCTTGAAGTATTTACTAATTGTTGATTTATTACTCCCATTTCTAATACTTCTGTACCATTGATTAAAGGATATACAAATTCGGCTGATTTATCATCTACAACTACTTTAACTCTAACTTCTGGTGCATAAGCGTTAAACTTTCTTTTGTCAGTTTCTTTTTTTATAATATCTTTACCATTATCATATACAAACATACTGTGACCGTTTTCATTTAATATTGGTATAAATTCTACTTTTTCAGCACCATTTAAATATAATAACTTTATACAAGTCGCCCAATTCAAATATCCTAATTGTTCTTTACTCCATTTACCATCTCTATTTACAGTAACTTCTTTATGGTCTAAATAATCTTTAATGTCAAGTTCGTATAGTGTTTTAAAATCTGCTATCATTCGTATCTTCCCTCCTGTTCTAATAGTTCTTTGTTTCTATTCATGTGCTTTCCAACACTCATAAGTTACATTATTTCCATCTTTATAAAAAACTCTTATTGATGGTTTAGCCCAAATACTATTATCGTAACAATTATAATCTTCAAATTCTTCGTTTTCGTAAATCGTACTACTATTAAAATTCCAATCTCCAACCAATCCAGCAACTACATAATCAATTTTGTCACTATTTTCTTTGATGAATTTAATAGCTTTTTCACTATCATAAACCATGCGAAAACCAACATTACCCCTTGATCCTAAAAACCCTTCTGCAAAACTAATTGATTTAGGTGTTTCGTTTTTAAATAATACTTTCATTTCATTACCTCCGTTTTCTTCACATTTATATAACATTTCTTTACTCATATCTTCCCTCCTGTTCTAATAGTTCTTTGTTTCTATCTATGCCTTCATCACGTTCAATTACAAGTTCATTAATTCTTAAAGTTAAATCATTTATTGCATCTTCAACTTTACACCTTAAACGATAAGCATAATCGTCATCTATCCATATGTTTTCTACAAAATAGCCTAAATTAATAAAGCAAGTTTCTAAATCTTCTAAATCTTTACCATATTCTTCAAAACTTGTTAAAGCTAAATCTGCTCGTTTTAAATTTTCGTTTCCCATACTACACCTCCCAATCTTCTATTTGTTTATCTTCTAATACTTTTATCGCATAATCTAATGCAACCACTTCTTCTTTAAACCTTTTCATATCATTTTTTAATGAGTTCCTTTGCCACTCCAAACTTTCAATTACTAATTCAATCTTCATCTTTACCCCCATTTAATTTTATGAATATTTTTACTATTTTATTTCTATCTGTCATTGATGGGAATGTTGTAAATAGTTTATATAACATTCCTGTTGATATCGCCCTTTTTCCATTCTCTACATCTGATATGATCGGCTGTTGAATTGTTGTCTTATCTTCTAACTGTTTCTGTGTTAAACCCTTACTTTCTCTAAACTCTTTCATTACACACCTCCTTTTTTAAAAGTATATCACTACATTATATTAATGTCAAGAAAAATGTGCAAATAAAAAACGCAACCTTTTATTGATTGCGTTAGTGGATATTGTTTCTTTGCTTAAACGATACTACTATACTAAATATAGTTATATATTATCAAATTTAAATTACTTTGTCAAGTCTATAATTTCTATTCCTAATAATTCAGCTCTATTTAATTCTTCTATACAACCATTACTTCTGCCGTAAAGATAAAACTTATCACAAGCTGGAACTAAATTATCTAAACAATATGACATTATAATTTCACGTTCGTTGTCTTTTTCTTTCGTTATGAACGGAAAGTGCAAAGCAGGGCAAATTGGAACTTCTCCTTTGTTCCTGTGTTTTTTGCATATCTGCTTACATTTTAAACGATTTATAAATGGTGAAGCTGAAAATGGGTGACTTATAAATACTTTCATACTATTATTGAACCTTTCATATGTTTTACTACCCTTCCGTTTTTATACTCATACCACAAATCAATAGTAGGACAACCAGTAACTATCGGTGAAAAACCTTTTTTAACCGCATATCCTCCCCAATTCAAAAACGTACCACTATTTACAAATAAGAGTACTTTATCAATTAATGCACAATTAACGTGATCCGCTATCACTATTTTTTGTGGGAAAATCATTTGTTGGTGTGTATGCCCTGTTATGTATATATCTGCTATTACTTCTTTTTTTAAATCTTCAAGTCTATTAGCTTTTGAGCCAACTCGACTTCCACCACCAGAACCATGCTTCATGTAAATTGATGTGGTACAATAACTATCTTTTCTAGGTCTGCCATACTTTAAAAATAAAACAAAAGCATTTTCAGCGTACAAATTTTCTAAACCTAATAATATAGCAATATCTTCTAATATACCACTATCAGCTTCTTTAGCACTTCTATCTTCGTGGTTACCGGGAGTTATTGCTAATATTTTATGTGCAATAGGTCTTAATAATTCTACTGCCATTTTCTTTTGTTCTCGTGGAGTATATTTATTTTCATATACACTACCAACGCTATTTTTAAGTGTGTTGTCAACAATATCCCCACCGATTAAAACGTAAGCGTTGGGGTTTTCTAATATCTCTTTAATTACTTCATTAACTTTTTTTTCATCGTAATAATGTGTTCCAATGTGAAGGTCTGATAAACCATACAATTTTATACTCGTCAGAGTTTTAGGTAAAATTCTAACAATTTTCGTTATTGCCTCTGGTGTTTGCATATACCCTCTTTCATTTATTCATTTAGCCTATCCCCACCGATAAACTTATCCCCACACCTTAAACCACATAAAGCAAATTAAGGTGCTGCTCCTAAATTAAGAATATTGTTTCATATTTTTTACATTTTGTCAAGTATTAATACTTCCATCTTGCTTTTGAACCACGAACGTCAACGTGTGGATAGTGTCCTGAACCATAACCAACACCTCCGTTAGGGTTCATATAATCGCAAAGTTTTCCAAGCGTATCATTGTTTATTCCACTTACTGTAATATCAGCTGCAATTCCTAATAGATGTTTTGAACCACTCGAACCGCCTACTTTGGCATTCCATTGTTTGCATCTTATTCCAGACTTAATTGCTATACCACGTTTTTTACCATCTGATAACGGATATTTTCTATTCACTTCTGTTCTTATTTCTTCTAGTAGTTGTTTTAATTTAGTAGAAACTGCAACAGGATATCCATTGCAATACTTTCCGCCACAATGACATTTAAACTCACTATCAACAAAATGAGGTGTAGTATGTTCAGCAGAATATAAAGCTCTTGATGTATTAGCACCGTAAATTCCATCAACTACAAGTTTATTATCTTTTTGAAATTGCCTTACTGCTGCATCTGTTTCGTTTCCAAAATCACCGTCAGCACCATATTTAGGAAGTTTATATCCCAATTTAAGCAACCTTTGCTGTAATACCTTTACTTCACTACCTTTACTGCCTTTTCTAAGCATACTCTACTCCTTATCATCTAAAAAACTATGTGTTACTGTATTAGGGTTATTCACTATTCCTAACAATACTACTATTCCTAAAACTGCTAATGCTATTTCTTCATAATTAGCTGGTAAAATACTTATGCCAAAACCCTCACACAACATTGGTATTAATGCTATAATGCTTATCCATAAACCGTAATTCCTTAATCTGTTTTTCATATCTAATTCTCCTTTTTTAAAATAATTCAACTATATAATTATATATTGTAAATGTACCAATTACTGCCGTTAGAAATGTAACTATTAAACCTAAATATATTCCTATGTTTTTTATTCTGCTATGTTTTTTTTTGATAATATTAATAGGGTTATATCTACATTCTGTATGTGCCTTTTCAATCTTTTTACAAGTTTCTTCCACCGTTTTCATGCTATCTGTAAGTTTGGTGTCAAACTCATATTGTTTTTCGTGTAGTCCATTGTAGCTGTCAAACTTATCATTTACGTTTTTTGTTAGATTATCAAGTTTATAATTTAGTTTTTTATAACTTTCTTCCGTCTTAACTTGATTAGTTTCTCTTATTAACCTATTGTCATTCATAAATACTTCAATCTTGTCAACTTTATCCATTATTTTAATGATAATGTCTTTGGTGGTGAAGTTACTTGTGCTATTCTCCATGACGTTGCATACCCTATCCCTATTTTTTTGTTGTAATATTTGAAATGTCTGGTAATTTACCTATTTCAATATTAGCTTCTTCTGTTGTTAATCCAATTCCTTTAAATCGTGCTTGTAAACTTTTCTTTAAGTTTTCTGACTTTACACCATTTCTAACGAGATCAGCTTCTAATAATGTCAAAACTTTCTTTTCTTTGTCTGTAATTGCACCATCTTTCACTATGTTAAAATAATCTTCATATAGGTTTTTGTTTCCATCATAGTAAAAAAGTCTATCAAATTTATATTTTAGTTCTGGTGATTGGTTGGCAGCATATTGTATATTTCTTTTTATGTTATATACTGGAACACCAGTCAAAGCACCAACACTTTCAAAAAAATCAGTCCATAAAGCAAATTCTGTTTTATGAGCAGAATAAGGTGCGTAAACTTTTTTATTTAAACTTTTTTTACCATCTTCATCTTCTACTACACTATAAAAATCACTAAGAGCTTTAGCTGTTTTTCTAAATGTGTTAATTTGTTGTAAACCAAAAGATTGAATATCATAACCATCTTCAAAAGTGTTTATAATATCACTAAATAATGCTATGTTAGAAATTGCACTTTCTTTTAATTCATCACCAAAACTTACATCTTTCTTTTGTAATGTTTTTTTAATACCTGTACTTATTCCAGCATATGTCATTAAACCAGCAGTTAGTCCACTAATAGATTGTATTGCTTTTTTATAATTCTTTTGTTTTACAGCTTCGTTAATACTATCAATAAATATGTTAAAGTTTTGTTGTCTTTGAGTACTGAACATTGTAAGTGTTTTTAAAAGTTCGTTTTGGTTGCGCTGTAAACCTGTTCTAAAAACTATATCGTACATAGGTTGACTTTCATATACTGCGTCTTGAGTAACTCTACCAACTCTTTTATAAAATTCATCACTACCATATTTTAAGTTAGGTTCTAATCTTCTAACTTGATTTTCGGCAATATTCCATATTCTACGGATAGTAATTTCATCTGCTTTTTTTATACCTTTTGCTAAATCAATTCCACCAATTTTACTTAAATCACCAGCTTCTAATGTTGAAGTACCTTTTGCAAATCTTTCATATAATGTAGGTGCATATCTATATATTATTTTATCATCTACTTGTTTAAGTAAATTATGACCTACAAAATCAACTGGGTTAAATGAAACTAATGAAGTAGGTAAAGATGCTGTTTGTTTAACTATTATAGATGGGTTCAAACCAAGTATTGACCTTGCTACATTTCGTCTTGTTTTACTTAAAATATTTTCACCAACTATATTTGTTCTTGAAACATCATTTAACCAATTCTTAGCATATTTTATTGTTGAGTTTGTAACTTTATCACCTTTAACTACATTACCATATTCTTTTAGTTTGGTTTTAACTTGTGGAGTATCAAGGATTATACGAGCATCATTTACTGCTTTACCTAAACCTATATAATTAGCACTTTCGTCTATGTGTTTTAATAAGGTGCTGTAATATGGTTTTCCTTGTGTACCTATATTGTTACTTACACGTTCTTTCAAAAAAGAATAACCTTGTAATGATGGTGGTAATGATTTTGGGTTTTCAGCAAAAGTTTTTTCTACTAATGTTTTGTTTCTTGTTGCTGGATAATAATTTTCATTGACTTCTGTAAATAAAGGTCGATAATTTATACTTTCATAAGTTTTATTTGAAAGATTACCTAATTCTCCATAAATAACTTTACCCGTATTATACATATCAATTAATTCTGGGTAATTTTGTTCAACATATTTTTGAAATGAATTTACTTTATTAATATCAAATTGTAAAGTTGTGCCATCTATTTTAGTATGACCGTTTTCTATCAAACCTCTTATCTGTCCATCATCTTTTGAAACTGCATATAAATCAAGTATTTCATTTTTAGACATATTAGTATCTAAAATATCTACTGCATATTTAGGTGCTTTTTTTACTTTCATAAGTTCTTCTATTAATTTAGGATATTTAGTTCTTAAATTATCTAAATACTTTAAGTTCATATCCCTAATAACAGAAGCTCTAATTTCGTTTCCTTCTACAATAGGTCTAAATACTCTTTTATAAATACCATCTTCGCCATAATCACTTAATGTTTTAAAGAAAGTTACAGGTCTTAACCAATCAATTGTTCCTACTGTACCAAAAGACCTATCCATAAAAGCATTTCTACCTTTAGGCATATTAGTTACAATAGCATCTATATCTTCTGAAAGCGTCATACCTTTTGAAGTTTTAAAGTCACCTGATTTTATTTGTTCGTATTGAACTATGTCAGCAATACTGTCTTGCAATTCATCAATTTCTTTTAATGTCATATCTGATATTTGTTTATTATTTAATCTTTCTAATTTAGTTTTAAGGTTAGGATCAATATATTTACCATATTCACTACCAAATTCTTTTTCAAGATAATTTACAGTATTAGAAAGTTTTAACTTTGTATTTGGTCTAATAGACTTACTTGTCAAGTCAATATTTTGAGTAATTTCTTTTAAAGCGTTTTGTCCTTTTTCTGAAAAGTTTTTGCTTTGTTTTACTATTTTAGCAATTCTATCTAACGCTTCTGTTCTTGTAACTCTATCTACTTGTTTTTGTTGAGAAGTTAATTCTTTTATTTTTTGATTAAGTTGATATTTTTTAAGTTTAATATCACCTTGAACCCTACCAGTTAATTTAGCTTCACCGGGCATTTTGCCAACAACAGATGGAACTTTTAAATCTGAAACTGTACTTAATGTTTGTTTTAAACTGTTTATTTGGTTATCAAGAAATTTAATTCTTTCTAATGATTTTAAATCTGCACCTTTAAGTGTTTTTATTTTAGCATTATTAAGAACTCTCTTAATTGCTTTTATTTCACTTTCGCTAAACATTTGTAAACCTTTTTTATTTAAAGGTATTTGTTTAATTAGTTGTTCATATTCATTTATCTTATCAATGTATTTTTGTGGATTAGCTTCAATGTCTTTTATTGATATTTCAGTTTTAAGCGTTGGTAATGAGTTTTCAAGTGAACTAATATCTATTTTACTATCAAACGATTTTTCTAAGTTTAAAAATTCTTTACTTTTAGGAACTGACATTGTTACATCATCAAAACCTTCTCTTAGTTGTTTAATTGCCAACTCTCTATATTCACTCTTATTCGGTGATCTGCCTTCTTTAGCATAAAACTCTTGATACCATCTTGGATTGTTAGATACTCCACCAGTTCCACCAACTACTTCACCAAGTTCATCTCTGAATAACGCTGGACTTTCTACACCTTGTTTACCAGATGTTTCTATGTAATCCATTTGCTCTTTTATTAATTCTTCATATCTATCTACTAATTCTTTTGGTTGAGTAGTAAGTTCTTCTGCTACTGCCTTTTCGGTTTGTTTTATAGGTTTACTTTGCTCAACTAACGATTTACCTTGTACTACTTCTTCGCCTAAAACTTTTTCTGGTTGCATTTCTTCTGCTAAAATTTTATTAACATCATATTCTTTCGCTATTTGAGATTGTTCTACTAATGATTTGGGTTCTACTATTTCAGTTTTAGGTGTAACTTCTGATACTGCTTTTTGTGGTTCTACATTTAACATACTTTTAGTTCTGTTTTGTATGCTAAAATCTTCTGGTAATTCAGGTGAAAACTTATTTTTTACTGCTGTAACTAAATCAAAACTATCATTTGCTTCTTTAACTACATTTTCAAGTTCTGTGTTTTTAACCGTTTGTTCTATAAGTTCATTTGTAATATCAGATTTTTTTATTATTTTAGCAATTTTACCTATTGCTTCAAAAACACCATTAGCAACTATATCAATTACAGCTGTTTCTCCGACTTTCTTACCTAAATCTTTTATATTTTTAATTTCACCATTTCTAAACGCTTCTATAATTTCCATTGGTTGACCTATAATAGCATCTTTAAAACCTTCAACTGTCATATTAGTTGCTAAATTTAGCCATTTACCGCTTAAAGCTGTTTTACCTAATACTTTTGTTATTCCCGGTTTAACTAAATCTGCAATAGAACTACCAGTAGCTTGATAAGCGACAGCAAACTTTAACATATTACCAACAAAACCACCAACATCACCAGCAGTATCACCAGCCAATACATCTTTTCTTTCTTTTGCTCTTTCTGGAATACCAGCAATTTCTGTTATTGAACTAGGTACTACTTTGTTTTTATCAGCGTAAAGTTTAGCAGACGCTTTAGCAGAACTACTATACATTCTATCTGTTTGAGAAGTTGCTTCATCAAGAAGTCTAGCGAAAAACTTTTCAGCTGTACCATATTTGTTTTGTTCTATTTTACGAGCATCTGTTTCAACAAAAGTTTTTTCTTTTGGTAAAAATCTTTTTGACATACCAGTTACATCATTTATTTTAGGTTTAATTGGTTTAGTTTCTATATTACTGTACCTATCTCCAAGTTTAAAGCCACTTACATCAATTTGTGGAGTAGTTTTCGAGATAGTGGTAGGTTTACTTATACTTGAAGCTGTAAGCCCTGGTAATTTAGGTTTAACGCTTCCAGCGTTTACTAAACCAGTTGTAAATGTTCGTGGTTGTGGTGTAATAACTCTTTTAGGCGTGTTTAATAAACTATCTTTAGGGGAATAGTCATATAGTTTTATTTTTGGCGGTGCTTTAGTACTTGGATCAACGCCTTGTATTATTTCAGCGAAAGTTAATTTTCTTGTTGCCATAAATAACTCCTATTAGTAGTTTTGGCTTTGTCTTATATCGTTATAATATGCTCTATCTAAACTTTCTGCATAATCAAGTATTGATTGATAATCGTCATCACTAAATGCATTAAGTTTATCTCGTGATAAAGTTCCTAAATATTTCATTGCACCATCTTGTGTGTTACTAACAGATTTAAGATTATCATATATACTTTTTAAGTTAGAATTATAAATTTCATTAGTAGTTTGTGGTCGTGGTTCTCTATTTATTACTTTACCAAGTTCTGATGCTCCACCTAGAATACTAAAACCATTACTATTTATAATGTCATTTATTCCAATTTCACCTGTTGGTGTAGCAATACTTCCTGAACTTCCACCTGAACTTCCGCTATAACTACCACCTCTTAATGATGCTTGATAGGCTCTTTCTTCTTGTAGTAATTGTTGTTGATAAGCTCTTTCTTCTTGTGCTTGTTGTTGTTGTCTTAAAGCCTCTAATAAACTGTAACCTATTTCAGCTGCGGATTGAGACAACGCTTCATCTTCACTTCTTTGTATATCAGTTAAATTATTTCTTATTCCACGTTCTTCAAGTCCTTTTTGTTTTCCTATACCAGCAAGTGCGTTTTGTAATGTCACATTACTTGATAGTTGTTGTTGAATATTTTGACCGCCCCCGGGAACTGCTGATGCTCGACCTAAAGCTGCACCTACATTTTTATCACGTTCTCTTTGCAAGAACTGATTTTGTATAGCTTGTGAACGTTGTGGTTTGTAAAGTTCATCTAATGTACCTAACTTTTGTTCTTGTTCAGTTCTTTGTTTACCAAACATTGTTTTTAATCTCTGTGCTTCGGCTTTGCCTTTTGCACCATAAACTTCCTCTAAGGTTGCCATTTCATATCTCCTTTATTTATTATAAAACTCGTTAAATTATATATCATATATACCCCTACAAAGCAGATTCAGAACTAAATATTGCTTGATATGTCGCATTATTTCTTGCTACTATTACAACTGGTCTAAATTCTACATTCTCATTAGGGAATGTAAAGTCAATATATGCTATCAAATTATTTGTTGCTGTTGTATCTAATGCTATTGTTGAACAAGCTGAAAAAGCGTTCACACCATCGCTTGGATTCCATTCACTAGCTGTTATTGTTAATGATGGTGCGTCTATCATTGTTTCTGGAAAACGGAAAATAACCCTTCCTGTTGCCCCTGTTTTCATCTGTCCGTCACCCAAAACTGAATATGCTGTACCTGTTACAACTACTACAATACTTTGACAAATTTTTAATTCTTCTCGTTCATTTTTTATTTCATTGATTGTTGAAACTGTACCTTTCTCTAATTTAGGTAGTGATAATGTTCCTGTGTCAAATTCTATGTCTACACTTGTTCCACCAGTTAATGTACCAGTAATACCAGTATCGCCAAAACTTCCAGCACCTATTTTACCTTGTGCTGTTCCAGTCCATGATAATATATGTGTTCCTGATTTAAAATTAACTCCTCTAACTGTTTGTATTAAACTTCCAGCACTTATTGTAAGTGTAGTTATATTTTCAACTGTTGCGAATGTATATGTGCAACCACTTGACCCTGCCTTAAATCTATCATGTCCGTATACCCCAGCACCCAAAACAACACTTCCTGAAACTTCTCTTTGATTTACTAAAAAGTTGCTATTATCTAATAGGTTAGGATTAACTTTAGTTATATCTCTAACTGGCAACATATCATTGCTTTCGTTTAAGAAAGTGTAATATAAACTATCTTGTGGCAATAATATTCCATCACTACCACTTATTTTAATTGTTACTGAATACGCACTTGTTTCATTCATACATACCCATTGTTTATTTACTGCTGTTGGGAATATAATATTTATAGCACCAATAGGAGTTCCTGAAAACTCTAAGATACTATTTCCGTATTGTGTTGATGTTAATGTTACATCACCAGTTAAACCAGTTAAACTAATATTTAAAAGTCCACCTATTGTAGCAAGGCTAGAGTCTATATCTGGAACAAGTGTGTCTTGTATATAGTCTTGCAAATATATAGATGCTTCATCAAATTTAGCTTGAACTAATGTGTAGTTTCCAACTGATGCACCGTAATCATCAACATTACCTTCAACCAGTTTAGAACTTGGTATATCGGTTAGTGGTGTAATAGCCATAATCTATCTCCTTATTGTTCTATAAACTAAGTATTTTATATTGAGTTCTAACAAGCCAAAAGACTCATCAAGAACATCATTTCTTATTTCTATTTGAAAAGTGTTTGTTTTCTTTTGTTTAAGTTTTATATTAAATGCTAATGGAAATATATTAGCACTAAATGATAATGTCGAAAATACTAGTGTTGAAAACTGGAACAATGTCTGTGTAACTGTTCTTAATACTTCAAATACACTATTAATATCACTTCTAACGCTTACTTTTGCTGATGTAGTTGATAATGATTTAATTGTAAAAAACAGTTCTGATATGTTTTTATAAAATGAACCAGTGCCAAAATTTAATAATTTAGAACGCCAATATGCTGTAATTGCACTTCCATCATCATTAAAACTTGAAGTATTGTATTGATCTTGAAATTTATATATCTTACCTTTTCTACTATCACCAAATAATAATTCATTATCTAACATTAAAAAGTTATTAGCATATATATTGTCAAACTTTAACCATTGTTTTATGTCATAATCATATATCCACCCAATGCCAGTATTTGAATTTACTAACCAGTATTTTCTATCATAATCAATAGATTTGTAGTATTCTAAATTATCAACATCTAATATACCTTGTGAAGATATATTGTCTATATTTCTATTTACTTTTAAAGAAATAACTTCTACATTTCTTTCATCTTCTATACTTGTATTTTTGGTTACATATACACCTTTTCTATCTAAATACATAGGGTTATTTTCAACTAATTGAACACTATCAGCAGTATATGCACCAGCTGATTTATTAAGTCTTTGCGTTGGGAATGTTACGTCACCATCTGTATCAATTTCTACTTTTCTTATATGTTGAGAATATTCTTTAAATACTACCAAAGTATTGTATTGAATTTCATAAGCTGTAATTGCTTCACCAGTATCACCTATTGTGTAAAAACCATTAATAGGAAAGTATGTAGCATCATATACACCTGATATGTAATCAACATTTAATTCATCTGTATTACCAGTTAAAATAACTCTACTATCTGAATTACCACCATATACTGCAAACTGTTTGCATTTTTCTATCTTAGCACGATTTCCAGCTGTTGTTTTATAAGCTGTAATAACACAGTTATCTTCACTATTAAGTGGTGCAACTGAAAATGTTACTACACCAGTTGTTCTATTTACTGTAAACCCTACACCTTCAGTTAAAGCTATACCTTCTACTGTTGCTGTGACTGTTGTTGCGTCTAAATTAGCTAATGCTAAGTTATAAGCTACTGTTGCACCATCACCGTCATATCTTTGTGTAAAACCAGCAGATATAAGATTAAGTTGTTCAAATAATGTACCACCACCAGCTGGTGGAGTACCTATTGTAATTGTTGGTATTTTACCAACTACTTCACTTACTGTTGTACCGTCATAAACTAAATACTTCACACCATCTAAAAAATAAAAATAATCTGTGAAAGTAAAACCTCTAACTTGACTATCAGCTATTCCTGTATAAATAACTGCATACGTTTCAGCAGAATAATCAATAGTATATATTGCTGTTTGAAAAGCGGCTAAATTTATATCGCCAGTTATTTTTTTGTATGTAAAAATCCCGTTCACAGCTTTTGGTATCGTAACACCACCACCATCAACGAAGTCTATAACAGTTGTATAACCGGAACGTTTATCAATAGCACCATCATCATCAAGTGTTACATTTAACATATCAGGCGA